ATGCCGATAGCCGAGTATCTGATAGCCCAGGTGCGCGGGGAACTCAACGCAAAGAAGTTCGTATCGTCCCGCAATCTCATCCGCCCACAGCCGAAAGACCGCATAGCCGTGAGCGACGCCGAGATCAGAGTGCCCCGCAACTGCAAGCTCATTCAGCGCGCAGAGTATAAGCGCGGCGCGCCTCAGTACATCCGTTACATCCTGCCGGAGAAGAAAGCAGCAGACATAAGCAGCAGCGGCGGAGAGCCCGCCGCAGAAAGGAGCGAGACATGAAGAACAAAAGCAACATGGTTTACGATCACCTTTGCGCAGATTGCTACAGGAAGCTAAACACGCTATTCACCCTGCACGACATCCCGCCCATCCGCCAGCGCGGGGGCCGGGGCGCGTGCGGCATCTGTGATTTCCGAGGTGAGTTGACGGAGATCGAGTACGACAGAGTGAAAGACAAGCGGTCACCGGAAGAGCGGGCGCGGTTGCGCGCGGAGCTGAACGCACCGCCGAAGACCCGCGAGGAGATCAGGCGGCAGGAAGAACCGGCGCCGGCACCGAAGGACTACGGCTTCACGCGACAGACCTTCCTCGACCTCGCCGCGCTGGACAAGCTTTGACAGGAGGGCGGGGAGATGAGTAAACCGAGGTACGATTGGTGGGGCTATGTCAAGAAGACCCTTTACCGATATCCGGACAACCAGCGTCCGGCGGAGCGGCGCGCGATCGAGAAAGCAATCCAGACGACGCGCGACAGCTGCGCGGATGCAGACGAACGGCTCGAACTGGTCAGGCTGATATACTGGTCGCGCATTCGCTACAACATCCCCGGCGCGGCGCTTGCGCTGCCTGGCATATCTGAGGCGACGGCCAAAAGATGGCACCGCGATTTCCTTAAAGCCGTTGCCGGAAATTTAGGGCTTGTGGACGGCAGAAAAAAATGAGCCACGAAAGCCAAAAGAACTTGATATCATATCCGCAGAAGGTCAGATAATCCTCCCTTCCTTCTCTCCTTTTCTGCGGCAAAGCGGAAAGACGCTTGACAGCCCGGACAGACGGGCTTTTTTCACACCCGCAGGCGGTTCACCGAGCGGGTAAATGAATCCGGAGAATCCGGAGCCCATAAAAAAGGAGCGGGATCATGCAAAAGATGAACATTGTTTACAAGCGGCTCGATGAGCTGCGGCCATACGAGAACAACGCGAAGACCCACCCAGAATCGCAGCTGGCCAACATTGCCCACAGCATCGAGAATTACGGCTGGAAGCAGCCAGTGGTAATAGACCCCTACGGAGTCATCATCGTCGGACACGGGCGCGTACAGGCGGCACAGCGGTCAAACGTGCTGCGAGACCAGCTTGTGCCGTGCATTATAGCCGATGATCTGACCGAAGAAGAGATAGCACAGTTCAGAATCGTCGACAATAAGTCGGCGGAGTCCCCGTGGGACATGGACGCACTCGCAGCCGAGCTTGAAAAGGTCGACCTGTCGGGATTCGATTTTGATTTTGGGTTCGAGGACAAACTGAGCGCCGAGGTAGTCGAGGACAATTATGTGCCGGAGCTGCCGGAAAAGCCGAAAGCTCGAGCGGGCGATGTGTACCAGCTGGGGGGGCACAGACTGATGTGCGGCGACAGCACGAAACGCGAGGATGTGGAAAAGCTGTGCGCCGGCACTCAGATGGACTTACTCCTGACTGACCCACCATACAACGTGGACTACGAGGGCGCGGCCGGGAAACTCAAGAACGACCACATGGCAGCGGGCAAATTTCGCGAGTTTCTCACGATGGCGTTCCGGAATGCAGCTGCTGCTATGAAGCCCGGAGCGGGATTTTACATTTGGCATGCTGACTCGGAGGGATATAACTTCCGCGGGGCCTGCATGGATAGCAAATTCCAGATCCGGCAGTGCCTGATCTGGGTGAAAAATACGCACGTCATGGGGCGGCAGGACTTCCAGTGGAAACACGAGCCTTGCCTATACGGAGAGCGGGAGATTGAGGAAGATGAAATACCACTCGGCGATGAGACACAGCCGTGTTTGTACGGCTGGAAAGACGGCGCACGGCACTATTTCTTCAAAAACCGCAAACAATCCACCGTGCTTGAGTTCCCGAAGCCGGTAAAGAGCAAGGATCACCCGACGATGAAGCCTGTGCGCCTGTTCGACTACCAGATGCAGTGCTCGACGCACATCGGGGACAGCGTTCTCGACCTGTTTGCCGGGAGCGGGACGACGATCATCGCGGCGGAGCAGAACGGGCGGCGTGCATACT